CCGGCTTTAGCCGGTCAAAACCGCCTGAAGGCGGGACTACGAGCTGCTGGTAGTCCCGGCTTTAGCCGGTCAAAACCGCCTGAAGGCGGGACTACGAGCACAATCCTCGGCTTGTTGCCAATCGCGGCGTGTAGTAGTATTTGTGCGTCAGGCTGGTGTGGGCCCATGTGCGGGGCCTGCGCCAGCCTTTTTTTGTGCCACCAGCGCCGGGCCGGTTCAGGACGTGACCGCGTCGCCGATAGGATGTCGGGCCCGGATGTTAGAAACTTGGAACGCGCAGGAGGCGCGGGGTAAGTTGGCCGTAGTTGAGACCGCTGGGTTTCGGCAAGGAGTGCCGTATGCGGAGTGCCGCTTTCCGGATTGCCGAACGGATGCTGCGATCCGGAGCTTCTTGTGACTCGGTGGCTCAGCGGCTAGGGTGCCATCGTTCGACGATCTATCGGCTCCGGCTGGCGGTGCAGCTGCCTCGCTGCTGGTTTCCCTTGACGGACGAGGAGCGGGCTAGGATTCGTACGATGTTGGCCGAAGACATGTCGCGGCGAGAAGTCGCCCAACGCACGGGACGAGGACTGGGCACGGTGTCACGGGTCGGCGCGGAGTCCATGACCGGCGAAAGTCAGTCGCGGCTGCGGCGCGTCAAGCGGGCCTACCGTTGTCCCGGCTGCGGCTTCAAGATCCACCTGAAACCGTGTTTGATTTGCGCCTCCGGGGGCGCGGAGGATGTGCTTGCCGACGCGCGCCGCTGTGCTTAGGAGCCGGGCCAAGCGGGTCCGGGCGACCAGTACGGCCCGCGGGTACGATGCCCGCTGGCAACGGGCTCGGCTGTTGTTCCTGGCCGACCATCCGCTGTGTGCGGAATGCCGGCGACAGGGACGTACGACGGCGGCCGACGTCGTCGACCACGTGATCCCCCACCGCGGCAACGAGGACCGGTTCTGGAACGTGAGAAACTGGCAGGCACTGTGCAAGTCCTGCCACGATGCCAAAACCTTGCGCGGCGAGTAGGCGAGTAGGCATGACACGGGCGGCGAAAGCGAATTCCAAAGCGAGGCTGCCGGCGAAACCGCGCAAGACGCGAACCGCGAAAGGCGCGAAAACGCCGGCAGCCGACAAGTCCATGGAGCTGCTCTTGCAGGCGGAGCCCCTGACGGCCATGCCGGCGGCTCCGGAGCGGCTGGGGACGCATGGGCTGCAGTGCTGGCGGCGGATCGGGCCGCTGCTGGTCGAGCTGCGGGTGCTGACACGGCTGGACCTGGAAGCGCTGGAGGCGTTGTGCCACCAGTGGAACGATTACCTGACATGGCAGCTGGAGATTCAGGAAAATCCGGACAAGGCGATCGTGGAGTATGAGAGCGGGGCGCGGCAGAAATCACCGGAGGCCACCCTGCGAGACAGCGCCTATGACCGGTGGCTAAAACTGTTGCCGCGGTTTGGGCTGAGCCCGGAGCATCGGCGGAAGTTGAAGCGGCTGAAGGAATCGGTGGGGGGCGGCCGCGGGCATCGTCCGAGTTCTGACACCGGGGATCCGATTGCGGCGTTTGCACGGGCGAAGTATGGGGATTAGTTGCATGTTCGGACCACAACACCCGGCGGCAGAGTGGACAGCGATGGTTGCGGTACTGGCGTGTGTGCTGGTCGGTTTCCAATTCGACGGCGGCCGGCCGCCGATCGATGCGGAGTTTGCGGCCGTGTACGGCGGCGTGGCGCCGACGGGGACACCCCAAGGCGTGGTGATGGACCTGCCTGCAGAGCTGCGTCAAGCGAACTGGGGCGGCGGATCCTGTGTCCACGCCAGCACCGTATCCCTGTTGCGCTGGCAGGGCCAGTACGCAATGGCCGACTGGTGGCGTCAGCAGTACAGCGGCGGCGAATACGCCTGGCGGCTCGTCCAGCGGATGGAGGCGGCCGGCGTGAGGTACGCGTACACCACGTCGGCGGACGTGAATTTTTTGGAGTGGTGCGTCCGCACGGGACGCGGGGCGGGGATTTTCTACAAGCCGCAGCACGCGATTAACCTGGTGGGCTTGGACGATCAGTACGCCTACCTCCTGGACAACAATTACACCGACCGGCCCGAGCAGACCGGGGTCTGGGAGCGAGTGCCGCGGGCGACATTTGAACGGCAGTGGCTGGGCTACGGCGGAGTGGCCTGGACGCTGGTCTATGCAGTTCCTCCGCCCGTGCCAAGGAGTGCCTGATGTTCCGAAGAGCGATACGCACGCCGCTGCTGGCGGCCGTGGCGGTAGCGGTGGGGCTGTTGTTGTTTGTGCTGACGGATCGGTCCAGCCGGCTGACCACGGCGGTCAATTCGATTGGCGCCCAGGTCGGCGATTTGATCGGGCTGGCCAAGTCCTACGATCGGGAGATTTCGGAGCGGATCCTGCAGCTGCCCGAGGATGGGCAAGTGTGGAGTACGGTGTTTGTGTGGCCCGAGAACCGCGAGGCGGATTCCCATTCGCGGCGGTTGGCGGCCTTGTTCGCGGCCGAGCCGCGGTTGCGGTCGCTGCTGGCGCAGACCAAGAGCACGCACTACACGCCGTCCGACCCGCTGTACAAAACGCGATACGCGCAGAGCATGGGCGGCTCGACGCCGCAATTCTGGCTGGTCCAACCGGACGCGAATCCAAGCACGGGCAAGGCGGTGTACGCGGTGGCCGGGGCGGGCATTCCGGCGTCGGGCCGGCAGATGGCCGACAGCATTGCCGGGGCAATCGCGCGCATCTGTCCGCGGCCAAAACCCGTCCCCGAGCCGGTGGCTCCGGTCCCGGTGCCCGAGCCCGTGGTTCCGGACCTGACGCCGGCCGAGCCGATCGATGACAGTTTGCCGGTGTGGGTCTGGATTCTGCCAGTGCTGGCGGCCGGCGCGGGAGCGTTAGCCGAGTGGCGGCGGAATGCGTAGGGAGAGCGGAGTCGGAACCAAGGTCGAGAGCGAAGGAGTGGTAGATGAATCCGGTGTTGATGATCGTGTTGGCGTGTGCAGGCGCGTTTGTGGTTGGCAAGGTCCTGTTTCGGGCGGATGAAAAGATCGAAGATCGGCGCCGGCATGCGGCCCAGATCGCCGTGGAATTGAAGTCCCAGGGACTGGACCATATCCCGGAGCTGCTGATCGATTACAGCGTGGGCGATTACAGCGGCTTGATGAGTCGTCTCAAGAGCTGGTATGAGTTCATGCGTGAGGACTCGCAGCGGCGGACGTTCTTCAGCAAGTTCCTGGAGCGTCAGCTGTCGTTGGCCCTGCAGGACGACAGCCGACGGCAAAAGGTGTTGGACGCGGTCAGCGAATGGCAAGCCGCCGATCGCGCGCGGAAAGACCAGTTGGTCGAAAAGGTCCTCGCCGAACGAGCGGCGGCTGCGTAAGGGCCGCAGGACCGGCGGAGCGAGGCGGCAGGCTCACAGGCTTGGAGGGAGGAAACGATGTTGCCGATGCGGTATTTGTGTTCGCTGATCGCCGGGGCGGCGGTCAGCTTGGGATTGTTGGTTGTGGCCTCGGACCTGACGACGCCGGCGGTGGCCGTGATGGCGGAGGATCCGCACGTGTTCGCGGTGTTTGACCAGCCGGAATCGCGGCAAGCCCACGCCTTCGCGGCGGAGGCGTATCACGACGGCCTGCGTTTGCCGGGAGGTGCGTATGCGGAGTGTCCTCCTCCGGCGGCCGTCGTCTACCGCCAGGTCTACTGGCGGTCGACCGAGGGCTGGTGGACGCGAGGGCCGGTGCGGCGCGTCGTATCGTGGCCGTTCCGCAAGATCCTGGGCCGGGCCCGCTGCCGATAGCGGCGGCGGTGCCAACGATTCGGGCGGAGTCCGGAGTCGAGACATGACGTTTAGCGAACTGATGTTGATCTTGATGGATTGTTCCGACGGCGGCCGGCAGTTGTTCCGGGTGCTGGGGGAATTCCGCTTTGCCAGCTGCCTCGGCTTGCAGGTGATCGTGCCCAAGGACTTTGTCACGGATTTTGCGAGCGTGCCGCGGATCTTTTGGCGGCTGTTTCCGCCGACCGGGCAATACGCGCGGGCCAGCGTCATCCACGATTACTTGTACACTCAACAAGCGGACTGCCCGCGGTTTTTGGCGGACGCCGTGTTCCGGCATGCGATGGAGATTTCCGGCGTGCCGTGGTGGAAGCGGACGATCATGTATGTCGCGGTGCGGCTGTTCGGCGGCCGGGCGTACCAGCGGCAGTAGTCCGATGGGCGATCATGCGGCGGTCCACCAAGCTGATCGAACTGAAGAATCAGGCTCGCCGTGGGGGCTGGCTCAAATGGCTCCGCAAGGGGCCGGGCGAGGAAGCGGACGAGCGGGCCTTGTCCGCCGGCTGCTGGTTCGACGTCCGCCGCGGCCAGCACGTGGTGGACTTTGCCGGCCGGTACGGCACGTTGACCGAAGGCGCCTTCCAGGGGCAGCGGTTCGAGTTATTGCCGTGGCAATACACGACGTTGCAGCGGATGTTCGGCTGGGTCAAGCCCTCGCCCGAGTGGGGCTATCCGGTCCGCCGCTTCCGCTACGCGTACTTGGAAATCCCGAAAAAGAACGGCAAGACGCCGCTGGCCAGTCTGATCGGGAACTATCTGCTGTTCGGCGATTCGTGCGGACGGCAGATCAACATGCACGTGGCGGCGACCACGCGCAAGCAGGCGGAACGGCTGCTGATCCACGCCATCCGCCAGGTGCGGAACAACGACGAGCTGAGCGGCGTGGCGACCATCAAAAAGCTCGAAGGGTTCTACAGCCTGCAGTATCGGGACTCGGCCTGGACGGTCCTGGCGGCCGATCCGGAATCGGCGGACGGGATCAACGGGCACCTGGTGTGCGACGAGGTCCATCGCTGGGTGGGCTTCGAGTTCTACAACACGTTGCGGTGGGCGCTGGCCTCACAGCCGGAAGGGCTGTTCGTGGCGATCACCACGGCCGGGGACAACTTGCAGAGCGTCTGCCGGACGCTGCACGACACGACGCTGGCGGTCAACCAGGGACGACAAATCAACGAGGCGTTTTACGGGGAGATCTATGCGGCGGATCCGGAGGATGATCCGCACGACGAAAAGGTCTGGCTGAAGGCGAACCCGAGTCTGGGTTCGACACGCAAGCATCCCCTCAAGATGTCCACGTTCAGGAGTGACTACGAGGCGGCCAAGCTGGACCCGAGTCAGTGGCCGACTTGGTGCCGGCTGCGGCTGAACGTGTGGCAGAGCGGCCAGGGGAGCTGGATCGACGAACTGGGAGGAATCGGCAAGTGGGACGCCGGCGAGGTCCTGAGGCGGGCCGCCAAGGGGAAACGGATCGATTGTCACGAGGCGTTCACGGCCGAGACGCTGGCCGGCCAGACGTGCTACGTGGCGTTCGACGGAGCGACGCATCACGACACGACCGCGGCCGTGTTCGCGTTTCCGGATCCGAAGATGGACGAGGTGATTCGCGTCCTGCCGTTTTTCTGGCTGCCCCGGACGGAAGCGCAGAAGCAGCAGGCGCGGGTGCCGTACCAAACATGGAGCGAGGCGGGGCTGATTACACTGACCGAAGGGGATGCGGTGGACTTCGACCAGGTGTATCGGGACCTGGTCGAGTTGATCGGGCGGTTCAAGGTCGAGCGGTTTTACTTCGACCCGCTTTTCCAGGCGGAATGGCTCACGCAGCGGATCGCGGAGGCGACGGGGGTCGAACGGGTGGAGTTCCCTCAGACGGTAGTCCACTTCGCGGCGCCGATGGCCGCGGCGTCGCGGTTGATCGTGACCAAGAAGCTGCGGCATAACGGGCATGCGGTGTTGACCTGGCAGCTGGGCCACTGTCAGGCGAAGTCGGATGCGAACAATAACCGCCGGCCGGTGAAGCGGAAGAAGGACGATTACCGCACGGTCGACGGAGTGACGGCCATGATCATGTCGCTCCGCGATGCGATCGCGGCCGGTGATGGAGCGGGGTATTACGACTCGCACGATGTGGAGTGGGTGTGAGGGGAGTTGAGAGTTGAGAGTCGAGAGGCGGAGAGACGGCGATGGAACTGAACGACTGGGAAGAGGACAAGCTACGGCACTTGGCGATTCGGCGGGACGTGCTGATTGCGGCGGATGAGGGATTGCCGCTGCCGTGGATGATGCTCGACACGGCGCGCAGCGTGCTGGCGGTGGGGACGTGGCGCTGGACGCCTGCCGCGCTGGACGATTGGGCCGCGCTGGCCCGCGAAGATCGCGACGGGAAGTTCGGCGCGGTGTTGGCGCGGTTTGAAGTGATGTTGCCGTTGCTGGATCTGGCGTATTTCGATCTGGCGGTCTTTGTCAGCCGGGGCGTGGAGGCGGCGGCGGCCGAGGCGGCCGGCGAATGGCTGGACTTGGTGCGGTTGGGATGCCGGCAGGATTGCACGGTGGCCGTGCTGGTGGACGCCGCGGGCGTGACGCAGCAGGTGGCGAAGTTCGCGGCTCGGACGCGGCGGCGATTGGAGATGGTGGGCCGGCTGGCGGTGTTATTGCCGGGGGAGAGTTGAGAGTCGGAGAGTCGGAGAAGTGGAGACGCGGCGATGCGGTGGACGATGCTGATTGACCTGGCGGCGATCGCCGGGCTGGGGTTGACGACGTGGGGATTTGCCGAGCTGGGCGGCCGCTGCGGGCTGGGGCCGTCGCTGGCCCTGTTGTGGGGCGGCGCGTGGCTGGCCGGCGGTGCCCTGTGGATCGCGGCCGGATTGCGACCGCGACGGCCGCGGCCGGATGTGACGCACCGATGACGGACCAGCTGGTAGTTCCGCCTTTAGGCGGTCCCATCCGCCTGAAGGCGGGACTACGAGCCTGCCATGAACTACCGGCGGCTAGCGCCTTGCCGCTCACCAGAGGATATGACATGTTTTTGACTTCGCTGTTCGAACGCCGCGCAAGCTTGGAAAACCCGCAGTGGTCGCTGTCCGATCCGGACGCCTGGCGGACGCACTTCGATAACGGCCGGATTGCGGAAACGGCCGAGGCGGTCGGCGTGGTCAAGGCCCTGACGCTGTCGCCGGTCTGGATGGCCGTCAAGATGATCAGCGGCGATTGCAGTAAACTGCCGCTGAAGGTGTACCGGTACCGGGCGGATGGTGAGGGCAAGGATGTCGATCGACGTCACCAGGCGTGGGCGTACATCCATCGCGACGGGCGTGCGAACGAGGAGACGGCCGCCCTGCAGCTGTGGCGGCGGTTCTACGCGTCGGCTCTGTTGTGGGAAAATGGGTACATCTGGGTCGACCGGGACGACCTGGGCAGAATCAACGGGCTGTACAACCTGCCTCCGGACCGCACGACGCCCCTGCGCGTCCGCGGCCGGCTGTGGTATGTCACTGAGGTCAACGGCCGACTCCAGCCGCTGTACGCCGATGACGTGTTGCACCTGCAGGGATTGTGCTGGGATAACCAGGTGTGCCCGGCGCTGGTCGAAGCCGCCCGCCACGATTTCGGCGTCGCTCTGGCGGCCCGCAAGTTCACTTCCAAGTTCTTCGCCAACGGCGCCCAGCACGGGGGCGTCCTGCAGATCCCGCCGGGCGCGAATAAGGAAGCACGAGACAAGGTCGAACAGGGGATGGAGGAGAAGACCCGCAATCTCGACCGGGCGTTCAAGACGCTGGTGTTGCGCGACGGGTACAAGTGGTTCAGTACGACGGTCGACCCCAGCAAGGCCCAGCTGCTGGAGCTGGACGAGGCCAAGGTCCGCGACACGGCCCGCTGGTTCATGTTGTCCCCGAGCCGGCTGGGGGTCACGGATTCCACCAGCTACAACAGCGAGGAGCACGCCAAGCAGGATTACTATGACACGACGCTCAGCTACTGGCTGTCGGCGGCCGTGGCCGAGTGCAACTGCAAGCTGCTGACCGAGCGCCAGCGTCTGAAGAGTACGCACGTGTTTCGGTACCAAATCAACGCCCTGCTGTGGGCGAACGCTGAGACGCGCGCGGCGATCGCTCTGGGGGGCATCCAGGCGGGGCGCTTTAGCCCGGACGAGACGCGCGACTGGGAAGGGCTGAATCCGCGGCCGGACGGCGAAGGCGGGCGGTTCTGGCGGCCGCTGAACATGGAGGCGGTCGGGGCCCCCTCGATCGACACCGATCCGGATCCGGACACGGAGACGGAACCGGCTCCGGCGGCCGAGGCTGCGGGAGCGGGAGCGGGGGCGGGGGCGGGGGCGGGGGCGTCGGAGCGGTCGGAGCGATCGGCGGGCGGAGACGCCTTAGCGGGGCCGCTGCAGGACCTGGTGCGGGAGACCCTGGACCGGTGCTGGAGGCGGATCGTGGAGTTTGGCCGGCGAGCGGCCAGCCGCGGCGAAGATCCCCTGGCGGCGTTGGAGGCCGAGCAACGTGCGACGCTCGAGAGCATGCTGGCGACGCCGTTGGCCCTGGTGCGCGCAGCAAAACCGGCCAACGACGAATCCGGGGTCACTCCGGCAATCGCAGTTGACCGGTTGTTGGCTGCCATCCATGACAGCTTGGCGGCGGCCGGTGCTGGGTCCGGCGGCCACGATTCTAGTGGTCCCCTGGGGCCCGTGGCAATGGCAGCCGTGTTTCGGCGTTTGGAACATTCGCCGGCCCGCCAGCTGGCCGGCGAGATCCTGAAGACGTAACCCGCTGGTAGTCCCGGCTTTAGCCGGTCTTGACCGGCTGAAGCCGGGACTACGAGCCGTTGGTAGTCCCGGCTTTAGCCGGTCTTGACCGGCTGAAGCCGGGA